CACATTGGCCGAGGAAGACAGACGTTTGCGCCCGAAGCGGAAGGTTACCTCCTTACCACGCAGATGTTTGCAGTCCTTACCCTCGATGATCTGCGCGTATCCCATGCGCTGGGCCACAGCCTGAGATTGCGTCAGGCGCGCCATGCCAGGCGTGCCGTTCTCAACATCGGTCAAAGTAGAAACTGCGATATCGCCGCTCTGCGTCAGAACGTACCATCGGTCATGGGCGTAGGTGTCGTCTGCATTGCTGGCGGCCTGCCGCTGGTTGACGCGGAAGCCACCGTTGATCACGAGGTTTCGCAAGCCAGCAAGCTGGCCGCCATTTATTGATCGAAGCGCCAAGAGAGCGGTGATGTCATTGTTGTTGCCCTTAAGAGCGGCATTTGCTAACACAGCAGCAGCCCCCGCCTCACTTGCCGCCGCCGCATCGGCGCTCGCATCTGCCGCGAACGCACTTGCGTCAGCAGCCACGGCGCTGCCGGCCGCAGCCACGGCACTGCCGGCCGCAGCAGCTGCAGATGCATCTGCAGCAAGAACGCTGTTGTTGATGTCAGCCAGCAGTTGATCAGGTGTCGTCGTGCTGGAGAGATTCACCTTGACCGAGCGCACCACGTCGCGTCGAACCTGCTGCACGAGAACGGTCAGGCGATCAAGTGCGTCATTCAGCACCTGCGGAAAGAACCCGCCCAGGCTGGTGATGGTCTTGCCCTGGAGGTTGGGCACCTCGGAAGTCAGCGTGATGGTCTGGCCTGCAGGCGGTGCCACCAGCATCGTCACGCGCCCGCCTGGGCTCGATTCCTGATTCGGGTTGAGTGTGACGGTGTAGTCCGTCGTGATGGTCTTTTCAGTCTCGGCGCCCGTCGCAGTCACAGCCTGAATGACCAGCACGTCCGTCTCGGCAAAGACCTTGAATTCGAAATCGAAGTTGACCGTGACGCCGTCGCCGGGGAACGGGCCCGCCTTTCGGTCTTCTGTTTGGATGGTCATCGAACAGGCTCCAGTAGATGCCCAAGGCTACCCACCGGCCCCTGCGATAGGTACACCCGTCTACTGTCTCTGGAACCCGAATACAGGCGCCGCGACGGTCTGCGCCACGCCCTCGGTTTCGCCATCAATCACGGCCTGCGTGCCCGTGATGGTCTTGTTCGCCTGGGCGCTTGGCAGGCGCAAAGTTACGCCGAGCACGTTGATGAGCGCCTTGCGCAGTCCATCGTCCATCTCGCCCTGGCCGATCTGCTGGGCCAGCTTTGCGGTGTCGGCAATGAGCCTGGTTCCCGACGGACCCGAGTAGTTGCCACCGTACTCGCCCATGAAGGCCGAGCCGATCTGCGACAGTTCGCGGATGTAGACCATCTGCCCGAGTAGGAACGATGCCTGATTCGCCAGATACTTCTTGGCGGTCTTTTCCGGATCTTCCTCATCATCGCCGCCGATGTTGGTCAGGCTCTTGAGCAGCATGGTCAGCACGACCGGGATGACATTAAGCAGCATCAGGTCCACGGCCTTCTGGGCCACGTTCTGGTCTGACTTGAGCACCCGGTAGTTCAGGTTCATGGTCGTGTTCATGTAGGACATGAAGCCGGTCATGATCCGCATCAGCCCGTTGCTGCGCTCCACGTTGGCCAGGTCTTTCTGCATGCCCGAGCCCTGGGCGTCGATCACGGCCTGGTCAGCCAGCGCCACCGCTGTCTGCTCATCTTTACCCCCGTCAATGGCCCGCTCGTAGGCCCCCCACCACGTCGGCACGTCAACGGCCGCCTGCATGGTCAGCATCATGGCGTAGCCCAGGCGGTCGCGGTTCTTGGCCCACAGGCCGCGGTCCTGGATGGTGTTCTCGATTTCGGCGATGTCGCGCATCCGGGTGCTGGCACGCTTCTTGAGGAAGTCGGACTTTTCCACAGCCTGCAGGTAAGCCTGCCGCGGGTTGGCGATGCTGCGCGCCACACCCCGGGCCAGCCACGGGGCCCCGACCACCACCACGCTCTGGCTGTAGCCCGTGATCTGCTGCACGGCCGACCAGACGTTGAACGCCATGGCAGCGAAGGACACGTTGCGCGACAGGTTGGCCGCAATGCTTTCTGAGGCCTTACGCACCGGCGCTAGGCCGGCGGCGTTCTGCTCCACCCAGGCCCGCAGCTGGGTGACGACCTCGGCGCCGTAGTATTCCCGGATGGTCGGGTCCAGCGCCTTGATCAAGCGGTTGGTGTCGATGATGGCCGGCTGCCAATTCAGGTAGTGGATAGTGTCTTCTACCCCGCCGATCATGGCGTTCAGTGACAGAAGAAGGGGTCGGCCCTTGACCTCTTCCACCCGGGCCTTGGTGAACGATTTGTTCACCGTGCTGGCCACCCGGGCCGCCTGCATCATGGCCTTGGCATCCTTCTCGGCAGCCTGGCTGGCAGCCTTGCCGGACGCGCGCGGGTCATAGATCACGGGCGCGTAGCCGCCGCGCAGCGTGAGCGTCTGGCCGTCGGCCGTCTGCACCGTGATGGGCCGGGCCTTGATCCACTCGGGTTCCACGCCGTTGATCAGGCGCTCCATCTCAGCCACGCGCGGGCGGTAGCTCTCGTAGTGGTCCCACATGCCTTGCACGAACTGCCAGTCGGCCGCGGTCAGCGTGTCCAGCACGGGCTTGATCTGCTCCATCGTCCAGCCCTCGCCACCGAGCAGGCGCTGGGTGTTGGACTCGTTGCCCAGGTTGAGTGCCATGACCAGCCGGGCCTGGCGGTTCAGGCTGCGGCCGATGCTCGGGAAGTGGATGGCCTTGTCGGTGATGCCGCCCAAATCCTTGACCGGCTTGAGCAGCTTCTGGATGGCGTCGTGGGCGCTGGCCAGGTCAATGGCCTCCTGGACGCCTGCCTCGTTGGCTGTGCGCACCAGATGCTCCCAGACCGGTCCACCCTCCTCGCCGTCCATGATGCGCGCCAGGTTGGCTACCTTGATGTGGTCGAAAAAGTAGCCACCCCACGCCTCTTTGAGCCGGCCCATGGCCGTGTTGGAAGACCGGATGTCCCCCGCCTTTCGGCCCATCTTCTCGGCCACGTCCTCGATGCGCTGGCGCATGGATGTGACCACCGCCTCGAACTCGCGGTTCTTGCGGTCGGTCAGCACCTTCTTGGTCCGTCGGCCGATATGCTCGATCTGGCGCACCGCGTCGCGCAGGCCCAGGATCTCCTCGACCGTGGCGTCACGGTAGTTGCGCACCGGCATCTCGTCGATGTAGCCGGCCAGCAGCAGGGCCTGATCCTCCTCGTTCGGATAGATGAGCTCGCCGTCCTCGTTGCGGCGCGCAACCTCGGCGCCGAACTGCGCGCGCTGCTCGGGCGTCAGCAGCATGTCGACGTTGGGCGGGATCAGGCCGGCATCCAGCTGCGCCTTGGCCCAGGTGCGGAACCGGGCGCGGTTGTCCAGCGCCTTGAGCGGCGTGTCGCTCAGGTCGAACTTGTCCAGCAGCGCCATGATCTGGTCGTGGTGCGTGGCCGGGACACTGCCGGGCTTGGCCACTCGCCGGAAATACTGCAGCGCGGCCTCGATCTCGGTCTGCGCCTGGTAGGCCGCCTTGGTGGCGTGCAGGTTGACCAGCTGGTTGCGCTTGTGCTCGGCCGCCTTGACCATGTCGCCCTTGGCCTTGGCGGCCGCCTTCGCCGCCCGAGCCTCGGCTGCGGCGTACTGGGCCGGGCGCAGATCGCGCACCCGCTTGCGGTAGATGATGCCCTTGGCGTAGTCCTTGGCGGCCTGGGCGAGCACGTCGACCGTGTTGCGCTGGCCCGGCACCTTCTCGCGCACCGTGACGGCCTTCTGCAAGGCGCCGAGCTCGGTGGCCACGAACTTCGCCCGGGCTTCGTTGTGCACGGCGATGTCCGCCGCGCGCTCGAGCGCGCCGGGCGCGGCCACCTCGGCGTGATCCTGCAGCATGCGGGCATCCGTCAGGCGTTCGATGACATCGCGCGGGGGCTCGGCCGTGGCCAGCGCGCGCACCAGGGCGTCCCCGGAGTCGAACACCGGGTCGCCGTTTTCGTCGGTGAACATGGCCGCCACCACCTCGGGGCTCAGGCCGCCGTCGTCGCTGGTCATGCGGCGCTTGGACAGCACCCGCCAGATGGCGTTGTCGCCCATGCCATACATGCGCCGCAGGTCTTCCGTGCGCAGCCGCCCATAGCCGGTGTCCGGCACGTCAGGGATGACCACCTCGGGCTCGCCGTAGGCAGCGGCCAGGTCACGCTGGATGGAGAAGCGATCCGTGCCGCGCCGCTGGTCGTCGAACACCTCCTCGAACTTGGCCAGATCGGCCTTGCCCTGCTCGTCCGGCAGCAGGTAGCCCGCCTCCATGAGGCGCTCGGCCATGGCGTCCAGGCCCAGGCCGCCGTCCTTGCGCAGCACCGGCATACCGAAGACGCCGGACTCGATCTTTTCCTTGGGGTCGATGCCCCAGGCCTTTTGCACCGCCTCGCGGTCCAGGCCGCCCAGCTTGGCGATGGCCGTGAACAGGTTGTCGACCTCGGGGTTCAGGCCGCGCGCATTGCCGGCCGCGTCGTCGCCCTCGACCTTGTCGAACTGGCGCTTCGTCAGGAAGGCCCAGGCCTGATAGACCGGCTGGGCCATGACCTCCACGCGGACCTGGGCGCGCACGTCTCGGCGCAGCGCGTCGTGCTGGCGCTGCAGTTCCTTGAGCACTCGGCTGCGCGCGTTCTGGAGCCACTGGAGATCCTTCAGGCTCTTGGCCTGCAGTTCATCCTGAGCGTCCAGGCTGGCCCGGATACCCAGGCGCTGATAGGCCTCGTACTCGGCCGGCGTCATGCCGGCTTCCTCGGCGGTCTGGAACAGCGGGCCCATGTTGCGCGCGGCCTCGGCCTCGGCGATCTGCTCGGCCGTGGCCAGCATGCGATCCATGACCTGGCGGAACTCGTCGGTGAGCTCCACATTCAAAGCCTTGCCGATGTCGCCCGGGCCGGCGCTCATGGTCTTGAGCAGCGCGCGGCAGACGTTGAGCAGCCAGGACCGGAAGGTCTGGAAAAGCCCCTGCAGTTCCAGGCTGGGCGCCTTGCCCTCGAACAGATAGGCCTCATGGGCCCGGGCCATCTTCTCGTGGTACGGGCGCTTCTCATCGACCGACATGGTCAGCCATTGCTCGATCGCGGTCAGTTCAGGCGTGCCGCGCACATCGAGCCAGTCAAGCGCTCGGTAGGTGTCATCCAGGATCTGGCGCTCGCCATCGGTCAGCGTCTCGCCGGCGCGCGCCCGGGCTTCCATCCGCACCGCCAGGTCAAAGCGCATCTCCCAGAAGAAATGCCCGAGCTCGTGCGCGATGGTGGAGAGGTCGGCTTTTTCGAGCACGCTGATGATGCTCGGTGTCTTGGTGATGTCCTCGCCAAAGGCCACACTGCCGCGGGCATCCTGCTGGTATTCGCGGCTGAATGCCGTGCCGCCGGCGCTGTACCCTGCCCGGCCGTAGCGACTGACGTCCTCAGCCTTGGAAACCAGGGCCGCCACGTCGTTGTCGGTCCACTTGTCGGGCTCGATCGCATCGGCGAACGACGCAAAGCCGCGCGTGCGCAGGCCGTCGGCGAACTTGCGCAGCCACTGGCGGATCGTGGCCATGACCTTGTCGAACCCGCTGAGGCCAGCCACCTGCTCGACCGGCATGTCGGCGAGTGCCTCCTCGACGGCCAGCACCCGGCTGGATACGCCGGCGGCCATCTTCTCGTCGGCCGCCTGTTTGACCGCCTCGTTCTCGTAGAGCGTCAGCATGAGGCTGTTCAGGTCTGGGCCCAGCAAGGCACGCAGGCCATGGTGACGCACCTCGTGGCGGCCGACCACGAACATCAGTCGCTCCACGCTTTCAAGGTTGCCAGGGAAGGCATGGATCTCGCCGCCGTGGTAGACGGCCTCCACGTCGTCGCGCGCACCCTGCTGCTCGATGGCTTCGACCACAGCGCTCGGCGCCTTGTCCAGGGACTCGTAGAGGTGGATAGCCGGCGCCTTGGGCAAGGCCTTGCGGATCAGCGCCACGGCCGCCTTGGCATCGGCCATGGGAATGCCATTGCCCTGGCCACGGCTGAAACGCGCGTCGTCAGGATAGACGGCCTGGGTCGGCTCGAAGATGACGATGTGCGCCTCTTTCTTGCCCAGGCCCTTGCCATGCAGGAACAGCCCGTCGTGGCCCTGCTTGCGCAGTTGCTCGCGCCAGGCGTGCGCCTCCTCTACGGAATCGAATCCAGGGAGCTCGTCGAAGCGCAGGATCTTGGGATTACGGAGGTCAAGCTGCATCGGCTCGACTTTTCCGTACCGGCCGGCCTCGTCCTGGCCGGTCGTGAACCAGACACCCAACCCGGAAGATGGGTTGCCGCTGGCCTTGCCGAGGGCACTCAGCCCGAAGTGTTCAGGCTTGAGGGATTCGGCTGCGCCGCGGTAGACGGTGAGCGGTCCGAGGCCTGGGCCTCGGCGGATGCGAGTTGCGCCAGGCCACCCTTCTGCTGCGGGTTTTCCTGCAACAGTTGTTGAAAGGTTTTGCTCGGCTGGGCTGCGTCCTGCGCCGTCGCCAGAATCTCGTCGATCTCGTCCATCATTCGGTCCTTGATTGAAAATCCTAGCACCACCAGGGCCTGATGGCGAGACATTTCCGACGTCCGGCCCCGTCACAGCGCCGTCTTGGCCCTGCTGCTGGTTGTAGGTCTGCTCCTGCTCCTGCCCCGTCCACTCCAGACGGTACTGCTGCGCCAGCTGCTGCGGCGTCATGCCCAGCTGTGCGGCCGTGACGGCATAGTGCTGCGCCGCCAGCAGGGCATTGCGCTCGTTCACCTTGGCGTCGAATCGGCCCAGGGCGTTCAGCTGGGCCAGGATCTGCTGCTGCAGTTCGTCGCGGTTCTTACGCCACTCGGCGTTCTGCTCCTGCTCGGCCAGCGTGCGCTCCACGCTGGAACGGATCTCCTCGCCTTTGGCCTCTATCCAGGCCTGCGCCTCGGCCCGGCTCATGGCGTCCTCGCGCACGCGGGCATTGTCGATCAGAGCCTGGGCGAACTCGGTCCCGATGCTGTTGACCAGCAACTCGGATGTCGGAATGACCAGGTCGCCCCCAGTGGCCACCTCGGTCAGCTGCTCGGCCACGCTGGGCAGGGCCTGAGCCAGCTGGGTCAGGTCCAGGCCCGCCTCCTGCAGCCTGGCGCTGTCGACATACACCTCTGGCACATCGTCCTCGACCAGGCTCTGCATGTAGCTGCGCAGGTTCTCGGGCGATCGCTCCAGCAACTTGCTGGCCTCGGCGGTCTTCTGGAGGTTGTCCAGCGCGCGCGCCATGGCGTCTGACTGCCTGGCCTTCTCCTCCTCTTTCGCCGCGCCGCCCAGCACGCGCTGCACACCCTTGACCGCGCCGATCTGCGTGGTCCCGCCCACCAGGGTCGCGATGATGGTGTCGCGGATAGCCGCCGGCTGCTCCTCAATGAAGTCGGCCAGAGACTTGTCCGGGTGCAGGTTGGCCCATTCGTTGAAGTTCTGCCAGATGGTTGTGGCCACTTCTCCAGGGACTTCCCTGAACACCTCGTAGGCGAACAGCTTGCCCGCCGATGCGCCGGCCTTGATGTTCTTGAGCAGACCGGCGGCACCAAAGTAGCGCTCCATCACGATCTCGGCCGTGGCGTCCTGCACGGCGTAGCCCGTGGCGCGCAGTGGATCCAGCCCGGCGTCGCGCCCTTTGCCGTAGGACTGGCCGCCCACGCTGGTTCCCATCAGGCCCAGCATGATGTTCGTGCCGTTGCGCACGAACCCGGCCGGAAGGGTCAGCAGGTTGGATCCGGCAGACTGGAAGCCGGACATCACGGCGCGCTCGGTATCACCGGCTGCAGGGTCCAGTCCCATCCAGTCCGCCGCCACCGTGTTGGCGTTGCGCTGCTGGTCGCGGAAGAACGATTCAGGCCCAGGCGTGCCCATGATCTGGCGCCTTGGCGTGCCCGTCACCCAGGCCGCAGCATCGTCCAGCGCCTGCACGAATTGATCGGTCAAGCCAGCAACAGCGGCCACGCCACCGTAGAGCCCGGCGCTCAGGCTGGGCGCACCGGATGCCACCGAGCGCGCCGCGCGCGCCACGTCCGTCAGCAAGCCGCCACGCGGCGCGTCCTTGGCGCCCACCAGGTACTTGGCCCCGGCCTCCAGCAGGCCCATGGCGTCCAGATCGTCGTGCGTGACCTTGGCGCGCTCGGGATCCTCGGCGATCCAGCTGCGCAAGCGCGGGCGCTGCTCGAGCACGGCCATGCCATCGTCGACCTTGGCCCGCTCCTCGAAGTCGTTGCGGAACAGTTCAGCCGCAGCCGGCGGCATGCCGTAGCGCTTGGCCAGCACCGTGTCGCGCGCGGCCTGGTCCGGATTGACGGGCACGGCAAAGCGCAGATTCGCGGCCGCCTTGGTCTTGGGGTCGGCATCGAACAGGTCGTCGTACTGCGGACGCTTCGCCGGCTCGGCGTCGCTGAACAGGTCTTCGTTGGCCATTTACTTGAACCGCCCCTCGTTGAGGCCCTTGGTATAGGCGCGCTCGATGGCGCGCTCGGCGTCGCGCGTGATGGAGCGCACCTTGCCGTCCCTGGACCGGATGACCTGGGCGTCCGGGTTCATGCGCAGGTAGGTGTCCAGCAGTTCCTGGCGCACCTCGTCAGGGATGTCGCCGTAGCGCTTGGCCACATAGGTGCCCCTGAGGTTCGGGTCGGATTCGATCTGGTAGCCCGGTTTTCGGCTGCGCCACAGCACCGCGTCCTGCTCAATGCCCTCGCGCACCATGCGCATGCCTACCGCCTTCATCTGCTCCGGGGTCAGCGGTTTGCCGTCGTTCTTGGCCACCTCCTCGGTCAGGGCCCGGCCCAGGGTGTCGACAAAAATGGCCGTCTCCCTGGCCGCCGCCGAACCCTCTTTCGGGGTGAGGTCGACACCGATGCGCGCCACCTCGGCCTTGATGGCCTTGAGCGTGTCGGCCACCATCTGCGTCTCGGCCATCTTCTTGCGGTCGCCTTTGACCAGGCCGGCCTGCACCTCGCCCAAGCGCTTGAAGTCCGAGATGGACAGAAACGGCTCGTAGCGCTTGAGGTCGACCTGCACGAATTTCTCGGGCTGTTCGGCCGCGCGCATCAGCAGGTCGTAGTAGAGGCCTGCCTTGACGGGATCCTTGCCCTCATCCCGGTTGCGCTTGGCATCGAGCCAGTCACGGATCTGGCGCAGTTCCTCGGGCGCCTTGTCGGCCAGATCGGCCTCGGTCGTGGCATTGAGCCGGCCCGTGGTCATGATCTGGCTCCAGCCGCGGTCGCCCATGGCCTTCTTGTCGCGCTGCTCTGCAGTGGCCAGCACTCCGTAGATGTCCTTGATGCGGCTCTCGGCCGCGTCGCGCTCGGCGCCCGTGAAGCGCTTTCGCGCCTCGGCCATGGCCTCGACCTGGGTTTTTCCGGCGTCCAGCATCTCGTCGCCGAAGGTCTGGGCCTTGACCCGGTTGTCGCCGATGTCCACCGCCTTGTGCAGGCGCAGGCGTGCGTCCTCGGTCAGTTCGGTGTCGAACTGCTTGAGGTACTCGCGCGCGTAGCTGGTGTTGTTCTTCTCCAGCGCGGCCGCCACCACTGCGGCATGCATCGGGCTCAGGGCCTTGATGGTCTGGTCCGCTTTCTGCTCCGGGCTCAGGCTCGCGTCGGAACCGATGGCGTTGACGATGACGCGCCGGCTCTGCGACACGGATTCAGGGTTTTCCCACTCCTTCGCGCCCTTGTTCTGGGCGAGCTCGATGGTGCTCGCGCGCACGCCCTTCTCGTAGTTGCCGAGCTCGGTTGCCAAGTGCTGCTTGACGGTCCCGCTGAATCGGTTGAGTTCCTGGCCTACCGACGCCCTGAACAGCTTGCGCTGCTGGTCGTTGCCCAGGCTGTTGGCGATGTCGTCGACCTCTTTCTGGTAACGCTCGGTGTAGTCCTGATCCAGGGACTTGTCCTTGCTCCAGCTGACGGCGCGCTCGCCCTTGACGTTGATGAAGCCATCGGTGTCGTCGTAGGTCAGGCGCATGCGGGCCGCCACGGCCTTGTTCATGGCGTCATTGATGCGGATCTTGTTGACCTCGTCGGCCGCCTCCATCGCCGCACGCTGCGCCGCGCCGCCTGCCGCCGTCATGGCTTGGCCGGTGCGCTGCATCTGGGCGCTGCCGAAGTCCTGATACTCCGGCACGGTCAGGCGCGAGCCTGGCAAGGATGTCGGCGCGACGGTGAACGAGTCTGGGGAACGGGGAACGGTCGCCATGGTCAGGAATCCCACCAGCTGCGGCTCTTGCCGAGAGAAGCAATCGGATCGGTCGACTTGTTGGCCGCCGTGATGTCGCTGTCGAATGCGCCTTTTTCTTTCAGGCCGCGGTAGCTTGTCGCCAGATCAGCGCCTGCCACCAGCGCATTGCTGAACGCCGTCATGGTCGGATTGATGCCGGACGCCGAGGCCCGGCGCACGGTGGACGAGTTCATCGAGTTGGCGGCCTGGGTACGGTAGCCCCATGCTGCTTTGACAGCATTGGCCCGGATCTCGTTGGCGTCGACCTCGCCGATGTAGTCGGTGCTGGCCAGCACGTTGACCGCCGTGCCCTCGGACAGGTCGATGCCGTTGGCGGCCATGGCCACGCGCTGGCGTGACTTGAGCGCAGCAGCGCGCAGCCTGCTCGCCTGATACTCCCGTTCGCCGCGCAGCAGTTCGCCCTGGGCTGCGCGCTCAGAGATTCGGGCATTGATCTCGTCGAGATCCGCGGCCAGTTCCAGGCTGGACTTCTGGCTCGCTGCACCGTAGAAACCGCCGATCACCGAGTTGGTGGCGCCGGCTCCCTTCATGTACATGGCCGCCGTGGCGAAAGACATTCAGACCTCGTCGTGTTGGTGTCCTGAAGGTAGCGGCGCGCCCCTCGGATAGGTACACCCGTCAGCCGCCCAGGGTCACGTTGTAGGCAATGCCCAGGATGGTCGACGGCAGTGGGTAGGGCTGGCGGATGCACACGCGCCCCGTCTCCTGCCAGGAAGGCGGTAGCGTGAGCTCGATCAGGCCTGTCTTGAGCGCCGGCGGCGACCCGGCCGGTTCGTTTCGGCGCTGCTTGTACTCACTCAGCTTGTCGAAGCTGGGCCCCGCAAAAATGCCACTGGATTCCTTGACCAGCAGGTAGATCTTGTCCACGTTCTTGGTCAAGCCCTGGGCCATGGCGCCATCGACCTGGGCCACCAGAGGCGTGGGCACGAGATCGGCCTCAATGGGCAGGCCGACATGCACCAGCGTGCTCGGGTTCTCCAGCGGAACAGCGCCGCCTGTGACGACCTGCTGCGGCATCACGGCGCCATTGGCCAGGATGCTCACCGTCTTGCCCTCCAGGTGGCCCAGGCCTGTCACAGAGCTCACAGCCGGGCCGCTGTAGGTCAGGCCGCAGTCCACGAAAAACCCGTTCTCCTGGGCGCCGAACAGCGTCTCGGCGAATCGCTCCACGAAGCGCTTGGTCACGCCGCCAACGGTGCGGCGCACGATGACATAGACCGCGTCCTCCACGCCCTCGGCCACGACGCACACCGATTCGAACGCGGCCTCGCCGCCCTCGGTGTCGTGGTGATGCCAGGCCCCCACTTTCTGCTCGGGGACATAGGTCAGGCCCAGCAGGTCGCCGCCACTGCTCACGCACCATACGATGGGATACGGAGACTTCTGATAGGCCATCTGCACGATGTCCATGCCGTCGAACAGATGAGGGGCAAACATGGACAGGTCGCCAGTGAGGTAGCCGCCCGCGTCCTGGTTGAATGCCAGCTCGCGCATGTGGCCACCCCGCGCTGCAGCGAACAGGATGTTGTTGTTCACGATCAGAGGCTGCGCATTGTTGGCGCCCACGAAGGACTGCGGCTTGACCGATGGAGGGCTGTCGCCACTGATGGCGTCGGAATTGACCGCTGTCACCCGCCACTCGGCCGCGCCGGTGAGCAACATCAGATCCTGCAGAGGGACGATGTGCCTGATGGTGTTGGCCTCGCGCGCCGCCACCCGGAAGCTGATCGCATCGTCGGCCCGCGCCGGGATGGAATAGCTCATGTTGGCCTCGGTGCCCGAGCGTGTCATGCGCAGGGTCTGCGGCTCGTTGACGGACCCGGCAAAGCACCTGCGCTGCTCGAAATACGACACCGCACCTGGGTACTTGCCGGCTGCATTGAAGGGGTCGCTCTGGATGGGCGGGGTCTTGGCCAGATCCGCCTCGATGTTGTCGTCCACGAAGCTGGTCCCGTCGGTCTGGCCGATGTAGCCATACAGCCCGTTGCTCTGCTTGTAGACGTTGTAGTAGGGGATCCCGGAGACTGCCGACCATGTGATGGTGTTGTAGTTCCCCGTGGTCAGCAGGTTGTTCGTGGTGCTGCCGCTTGGGGAAGGCAGAGACTCCTCCTTGCCGTCCGAGCTCACGGACGTGACCTTGTAGGCATAGCTGGTCGAGCCTGAGCCCGTGGGTGTGACCGTCGGCGCCGCCGGCGCCGCCAGCGTAGACACGAAACTGATGTCGATCAGGCGCCAGTCCGTCGCACCGTAGCGGCGCAGTTCGCGCGGCTTGTGGTTGGGATGCGTGATGGTGAAGACGTCCGAGGACTGCACATAGTGGACATCGAACACACCGGAATAGATGTCCGTCTCCAGGTAGCTCGACGGGATCTCGTAGATGTTGGGCGCCGTGGGCATGGCGTACCACTTGCCTGCCGCCAGGTCCGTGGCGAACGTGCCCGAGGTGTGATCCTGCCGGCAGTAGTAGTTCACGCCGCCCTGCTTGCGGATCTGGCCCACGGTGTAGGCCGTGGCCGTGACCCAGGCCGCGCCGTCGGTGTAGAGCAGCGTGGCTCCCTGGGTGTGAAACCGCACATAGCCCTCGCCGAACTCCAGCACCATGGTCTGTGTCGTCGAGAAGGTGAACGGCAGCAGCATGGCGCGCTTGGCCGAATTCTTGAGCTCGCGCACCAGGCGCGTGCCGGTGCGCATCGTGGCCGGGCCGTGCGGCTTGGCCTTGTAGTTGCGCATGAGCTCGGCGCCGTTCTGGTACTTGGGCAGGTCGACCAGACCGAACGCCTCGTCGGTGATCTCGCCGGCATTGAAGCCGCGGGTGTAGGTGCGGACGTCCGACATATCAGCGCCGCGCCTTGATGGAGTCGGGAATGTGCTCGATCTGCACGTACTGCTGGTTCAGGTCAGCAGCGACCGCCCGAGACTTCCACATCTCGGCCATCTTCAGGCACCGCAGCGCCTCGGCGTGGCCTTTCTCGCCCTTGATCATGGGCCCGGCGATCATGGCCGATAGCCGCCAGCCCAGCGTGATCACGAACAGCGGAGAGAACCGCTGCGTGTCTGTCAGGCGCTTGGTGTAGACGCCATAGGCCAGTTCCTGATTGGTGTAGACCACCTCCTTGTCGGTGGCGTTGAGCTCGATCACGAACTGCTGGTAATGGTCCGGCACGCCCGGGGCGGCCGTGGCCGGCACGATCGCGCGCATGTGCAGGCAGTCCATCGGCTTGGCATAGCAGTAGCTCCATACGGGCCACTCGACATCCAGCTGGGCCAGCTTGAAGCGCTTGGTGGCGAACGTCCAGGGTTCTTCCTGCAGCAGCGCGTCGCGCGCCATGGGATAGAAGGTTGCGCAGTGCTCGGCCTGCGGTGATCCTTCTGGCGGGTCGATGGAGGAAATGGTTGCGCTGTCGCCCAAGTTGGACAGGGCCAGATTGCACACATCAACTTCAGACGACATGACTTACCCCTAGGTATTGAATTGCTTTGTGAAGAAGCTGCGGCGAGTCTCGCAAGGCCCCGAGGCCTACGTTGCATAAGTTGCAAAGGAGGCCTCTAATCCTCCCTGTTTCGTGGCAGTGATCCACAACAAAACGTCCGCGGCCGCCAGCAAAATCGGAGCCGCAGAGTGCGCAACATCCGCCCTGCGCTTCAAGCATGGCGTCGTACTGCTGGACCGTCATGCCAAATGCCTTTTTCAGCCTGGCCCGCCTGTTGATCAGCTTGACGCTTTCCTTGTCTCGCTTCTGCCTGTCGAGCGTTGCCTGTCGAGTGCAGTTCTTGCACCATGCGCTGACACCGTTTTTTGCCACTGCGTGCGGGTAAAACTCTGCACGCGGTTTGTGCTCATGGCATCGGGTGCACTTTTTCGGGTCGGCCAGTTTCTTTACCACCAGAATCACCTCGTAAAAAAGGGGGCTCACAGTCACCCGTGGCCCCCTCAAGGCTCGCTGCAAAACAAGCGAAGAAGAATCAGCGCTTCTTGCCGCCCTTCGAGCCACCTTCGGAGCTCTTGCTGGCGGCCTTGCCTGCTTGGGCCTGGCCACCAGAACCACCACCTTCGGCGGTCGTGTCGACATCGGTTTCGACGGGGTTGCCATCCTCGTCGACCTCGATCAGCGTTTCGGACAGGCGCATGGGCTTGCCTTCCGGGCCGGGCGGGAACTCCGTGTGGAAGAACTCGCCCGCCTTGACCGTCCGGCTCTCGTGAGAGATGAGACGGTCCACCTTGGTGAGATAGCGCGGCATGTTGTGCTACTCCTTAGGCCACGGTGAAACCGCTGGCGTAGTGCTTCACCGTCTCGTGCAGCGGGTGCTCCGAGATCGTGGCGGTGAACTTGCCGGCAGTCAGCGGGCCCGTGGCCACGACGTAGTTGGCGCCAAGGTAGCGCTGGCCCAGCTTCTGGGCGGCCAGGACCGAGGGCGGGATCGGGATGCTGATGCATTTGCCGATCACCAGTTCGGCCTTGCCGATGGCATCGCTCTGGGCCAGCACCGTCGGCGAGCCAAGGTTCGCGGCCGCGGAACTGATGGCCTGGAAATTCACAGTGGCGGCGCCGGTGGCGGTGGCCGCCTCGTCCACGGTGATGTTCAGGTACAGCTGCTTGCCGGGACCGAGGTCGCGAGAGGTTCCCAGGTCGATGGTGTTGGTCGACACAGCCGAGGCCGTGACGGCCTGGGCGCTCGACAGTTGCAGGAGTGCATCGGTCAGCATGTTGGTGCTCCTTCGAGTGGGTTGATTACGACACCAGCGACTCGGCGATGCCGAGGCCGTCGACGCGACGCACGGGCACGCCCATGAACGTCAGCTGGTTCATGGTCGTGCCGAACTGCGTCATGGCTTGCTGAATACCCAGGGCGTTGTTGGACTTCTCCAGCGCCTGGATCATCAGACCCTCCTGGATGGAGCGGTTGGCGTAGAACGCCGCGCGGCCCATGCTCATGTTGGGGATGCGAGCGATGGCGCGCATCATCAGCTTGATCAGGTTGGTCGCCGCCGTCGAGGCCTGCGAGCCCGTCACGCCCACCCAGTCGGAGACGTCGATGTTGGCGATGCGGACCACATAGCGCCAGTCCTTCACCACCAGACCGGCATCCATCTGGTACAGCGAACGAGCAGCCTGGAACCAGCCACCGTTACCGTCGGAGACAGACTCCTCGCCCAGGTCGCGGCTGTTCAGGCCGGCCTTGGAGCCCTTCGGGAATGGGCAGAACACCGTCTGCTCACCCCAGACCACCAGGTACATCGAGGCGTTATCCGAGCCCGCGCCGCCAGCCAGGATCACGTTGTTGCCGTTGCCGGCCGTGGTGCTGGAGTAGCGGGTGGCCAGGCCAGAAAACGTTTTCTGGTCCACGCCCACGTTGCCGTTGAACAGCTTGGCGACGAACTCCTGGCCCATCGCTTCGATGAACGGGGTTTCTTCGGACAGGCGCCACTGGGCACTGTTGCCGTTGAGGGTCAGCAGCTTGGCGTCGATGTGCGAGCGGGACTCCAGCATCGCGCAGGGTTCGGTGATCTGCGCAGTGGTCGACTTGCTCGGGGGCACACCGGCGTTGTACTGGCGCCAGTAGACGGCAGGCAGACCGGTTCGGATCGTCACGACGTGACTGGTCGGCTGGTTGGCCTCTCGGAACACCGCGTCTTCCAGCACCTCATTGGTCTGCGAGAGCAGTTCAGCAATGGGGTCGACGGTGCCGTCGGGGTTCATCCGCTTGGACATGTCCAGCAGGGTCAGCTGGCCGGTGCCCAGGGTCACGCCAGCCATGGCGGCATAGGACAGGGTTTGCCCGTCGACCACGCCCATGGAAAACAGCGCCAGCAGGGCCAGCGCCAGCAGGATCATCTGACCCTGCAACGATTTGAGAAACTTCTTGAACACCATGATGAAAACTCCTTCTACGGGTTCATGTTGGGAAACATGCGCTGGGCGGTCGTCAGGGTCTTGGCACTTGCGGCACCGCCACCCACAAACTTCCCGTCCTCGCTCACCTCTTTGCCGACCTTCACAAAGGCCCGGACGATCTCCGGGTGCTTGTTCAGGCCGGACTCCGTCAGCAGCTTGTTCAGCGCCTCGCTACCCACTGCCTTGAGGCCCCGGTCCGCCAGCGTCAGAGACTCGTCGAACTTGTCGCCGCCGAGCTCCTTGTCGGTCTTCAGGGACTCGAGCCAGCCGGCCCGCGTCGTTTCGATCACCTCCATCTGGCGCGCCTGCATTGCAGGGACCAGCTTTTCGATGAAGGTCTGCGCCGCTTCCTGGGTCAGATCCATGGACTTGGCGAACTCGGAGAAGCTCTTGAGCCCGGCCTCGTCCATCTGGACGCCTTCGGGCAGCTTGAACGTCTCGTAGCTCTCGGGTGCGCCGGTGGCTTTGGCCTTGCCATCGCCCTGGCCCTTGTCGCCACCCTGGTCGTCGGTCTTCCCGTCGCCCTGGGCACCGGCCTGAGCCTTGCCGTCGCCGCCTTTGCCGTCCTGGCCGCCAGCGCCGTCGGCGCCCGCGGTCTTTCCGTCGTCAGTGGCTTGCTGCTTGCCGGCTTGAGGCGCACCAGTAGCGCCCGCTGCAGGCGGGTTAGACGTGGTGCCACCTTGATTGGTGTTGCCAGTGGCGCCAGTCTGGTTTTCAGTCGTCATTTGCGTTTTCCTCGACCATTCGTGGATACAGCTCACGGCAGTGCGAGTGAATCAGGCCCAGGGTGCGGTAGCCTTCGTTCTTGTTGCCCTCGACGAATGCCATCTGCATCGCGTTGGTGCTGAACGAGGTCCGGAAGACCCCTGCCCTTTCCAGCAGCCGCCAGACAATCCGGCGGCCCCTCTTGCTGCTCATCAGCCACTTGAGATCGGACTCCTCGGAATCGCGATCCTGCTTTTCCTTCAGACGCTGCGCTTCATGGGCGGCCTCCTGACTGTCTGTATCCAATGGATGGAATTCGGTACTCATCAGGTTCGCAATCTATGCGCCGGTCATCCACATAGGTACACCCATCAGGTGTAGCCGGTCGTGCCTTCCATGACGTCGGTCAGCATGTTCTGCTCGCCGGTCTTGGCCTGAGACATGTTGCGCGCCACGGTGGACTTGTCGACCATCTGCTGGGTCTGCATCTGCTGCGCCATGGCCTCGGCGCGGCTCTTGCGCACGAACGCAACCTGCTCGGACGGCACGATGAGCTCGGGATCAACGCCGAGCATGTCGGCATAGGCGTCGGCCCAATGGTCGGCGTTGAACTTGTCCATGACCTCGGGCTTGAACTGGGCGATGTTGCCCAGGTTGGCCACGTAGCGATCGACCGATCCGGTGGCCACGGCACGCTGGGCCTGGGCCAGGACAGAGACGAACTCGACGTTGAGCTCCATGCCCTGCATCTCGGGGGGCGCCGGCGGCACGATGTTGGCCTCGACCATCCTGGAGAACGTCATCTCGATCAGAGGCTCCAGGATCTCGCTGTGCAGGCGCTCGACCACGGGGCCCAGCATCAGCATCTTCTCCTCCTGGCGCTGCGCGATCTCGTAGGCCGTGGTGCCGGAACGGGTGTCGTTGGCCAGCATCAGGAACAGGTCGGCAAAGAAGCATTGACGCACGCGCTCGCGCACGTCGACGATGTCCTCACGCAGATGCTGCAGGTTCAGGTTGACCTCGAACGCCGCGCGTACCGCGCCCTGCGGTGTGGCCACCCCGTCATAGTAGGAATGGCCGCCGGGCAGGAAGTTGTTTGGCTTGCCCTGCATCGAGGATGGCAGCTGCAGGGGCGGCCGGGTCATGTAGTCGATGCCCTGGCCCTTGCGCATGTGCTGCTGCTGCAGCTGCTTGACGTCGCCCAGCGCATCCATGCCCGGGGAAGATCCGTATTCATCGCCGCTGCGCACCTTCCAGCGCGGGCACAAGGCGCTGAATTCCTTGAACCCGGACTCGCGCAGGAACTGCCCGGGCCTGGCGTCGAGCTCGAAATAGACCGACTTCCATGGCATGTTCTTGCTGTTTCGCTTGCGCGGATCTCGGTCGGCGCGCGGCTCGATGACATGCATGACCGGGCGCCACTGGTCGAGGTTGCCGCGGTTGTAGGCCGCCTTCGTGCCGTCGGAGACGTTCTCGATGCCAAACTCCTTGACGATCTGCGACACCTTGAGCTCGAACTCGCGATATAGCGTGTCGGTCTGGCCCTTGAAGTTGGTGGCGATGGCGTACTCGCCGATGGTCAGAGGATGCTGGCAGATGATCGTGTCGAAGTCCGGCAACACGATCGAGGCCGCGGTCCCGAAGGCCCCGAGCTCCTCATACATCATGTGCAGGCTGCGGTAGGTGTTGCTACGCGCGAACACCATCTGCATCAGCCTGGTCGTCTCGGCCAGCCACACCTTGACCGCATAGGACTCGTCGAGCTTCGGATCACTGGTGGACAGCCGGAACCAGGGTCGCGCCGGGCTGGTCATGTTGGACTGCATGCCGGCCGACAGAATGCTCAGTGAGCGCGTGCCGGTGGAGTCGATGATGTTGTTGTGCTTCTTCTCGCCACGGTTGGCCTGGTTCAGGAAGAACCGCCCGTGACGCGGCAGCAGGAACCGGCTGATGTCTTCCCAGTGCGGGATCCACGAGGAGCGCTCATTCTTGAGCATGCTCCAGCGGACGTTCAACTCGTTGCGGGTGGCTTCTGCCATTTAAACCCCCAGCATCGTGTTCTTGCCGAGCGTGAGCAGGGTCGGATCGATGCCCAGCGCCCCGGTCAGATTGGTCGAGCCCACCCCGTTCTGGCCTGCCGCTTTGTTCTGGGCCAGGATCCCGAAGACGTCCGGCTTCTTCATGTTGACCTTGTTGAATGCCTGATCGGCATCGAACTCGGCCTTCTTGGCGCGCTCACGCGCCTGCTCGTTGGCGGACTTCTGGTTGCGCTTCTGCTCCTCGCCGTTGTAGATGTTGTATCCGACATAGGTAACAAATGCCGCGACTGCGAATGACATGGTCAGGCCTCCAGCTGCTGCGCGCGCTCGTAGGCGATGCCGTCGCGGCGGGTCTGCAGTCGGGCAGACTCGTCGGTCATCTCGTCCTCGATGTCGCGGATGTCGGTTTTGTCGGTGCGGACGAAGGTCGTCCAGTAGGTGTCCTGCAGGATCACGCCGGCGCGCTTGAAGCCCTTGGCCACGGGCAGGACGTGATAGCCGGTCAGGCGCCGCAGGCCCTCGGCAGTCGTGACGACCAGGTCGCCGACCATCACGATGATGTTGTCCTTGTTCAGCCGAGCGCCAGTCATGACGGTGCCGGCCGGGATGATGATGGTCCTGGCGCACATTCCGCCGTGCACGACGTGGCTGGTCTGCAGGTCGACCTGCGGCTGCTGCAGCGCGTATTCCTCCAGCGCCTCGATCTTCTCGGGGTCATCGGCGCCAGTGAGCAGCTGAATGACGCGCTGCTCGGTTTCGGGGTCTACCAGTTCGATCTCAGACATGCGGGCAATCTATGGCCCGGCATGTCGGATAGGTACACCCTCAGTAGCGTTGATAGATGCCGCAGTTGGCGCAGAGATGGCCATCCGGCGTCATGTAGAACAGCTGGTTGCCACATCCACACTCGCGCACCCTCTGGCCAGGCCCCGGGTAAAACTCGAACTTCCACTTGCCTTTCATGGAATGGCAGGCTGGGCACTCAAGATTTACTGTCCCCGTCGGCGCCGTGGCCGCCCAGGTGTGCCCGCATCCGATACAGAAGGCCTCGCCAGCGCCATGCTGCTCGACCTGCTCTCCGGCGGTCCGGCGGCCGAACTCAATGATCTGGCCCATCAGACGTTCTCGTATGGATCCCACTCGGTCGCGCTGCGCACATCGGCGTGGCGCTGCGCCACCTCCAGGTCATGCGCGCTGTGCTCCGGCACGGGGTAGGCGAAGGTAAGACAAAGGGCATCGCCATCGTCCGGGCTGGCTAGGCCGCGCTTCTTCATGCCCTCCTTCGATTCCAGCTGGATCTGGTCGGATGGCGTGAACTGGTACTCGACGCTGGTCAGGTCGACGGCGAGCTCCTCGCAGTCCTCCAGGCATCCGATCTTGAGCCACTCCTTGGCCCGGCCCCACATCTCTGCGCGTTTGTTCAGGTAGATGCGCGAGTCGTCCGGCTTGCCACCGAACTGCACCTCGATGACCTCATGGCCCAGCTGGCGCAGCCGGTCCACCACGCCACCGCCCACCCCGCCACCGTCCACGAAGCAGACCGGGCGCAGGCCCCAGTGCTGTTTGAGCCAGGTCAGATGTTCAGCCACCCGGCTGGCCAGCTGCATGGTGTCCAGGCCGCGGTAGCGCTTCGCGCTGATGCTGCGCGCGTCGCGCCCGATGCGGGTGCGAATCACGCTCTGGTCGTCGCCGAACCGGGCCACGTCGACACCCACGGCACAGGCCCGGCCCACCACAGGCCCGGCCGCGAGCTCGCGCTTCATGGCCTCGTCCACCAGGCCGCGCGGGATGAACTGCAGGCTCGACGCATTCGGGAAGACGCCGCGCACGCGCACCTTCACAAAGTCGCTGTCCTCGCCGTATTCCTTCACCCATCCGTTGAGCAGTTCCTTGTTGGTGATGGCCACCTTGCGGCTGTCGATCTGGCGGGTGTTCCACAGATGGCGCTGACTGCCGAAGCACCGGGAGAACGCGCCGGTGTTGCGGGTGGGGTTGCCGAACACGAAATGCATGGGCTCGCCGTCGGTCTTGCCGCCCTCGGCTACCTCCCAGATCTTGTCTGGCACGGCGCTGGCCTCGTCGAACAGATACCACGGCGTCGAATTGGCCGCGTGCAGGCCGGCGAAGGCCTCGCTGTTTTCCTCGCGGCAGGTCTGGCCCACAACCTTCCAGGTGTCCGGGTGCTGGGCATGGAACATCTTGAGCGATCCCTTGCCCGTGTTGACCTTGAACCAGTGGGCCGTGCAGCACTTCGCAGTCCATGCCGCGATGTTGGCCCAGGTCTTCGTCTCCAGCTGCTGGCCGGTGTTGGCCGTCACCACGCCGTTGCTGTGCGGCCGCGTGCTCATGAGCCAGTCCGTGAGCCATCCGGCCATGGCGGACTTGCCGATGCCGTGGCCCGAGCTCACGGCCATCTGGATGGGCTTGACGGGGTTCACCCCATCGAATCCGCGATCGCGCACCGCGGCGCCCAGGTCATCGAGGTACTGGCAGGCCCAGGCATCCGGCCCGAACTCGCAGTTGTAGCGGCTGGCCCACGGCTCCACCAGGCGCACGATCTGGATGGACTTATCGGTGTCCCATGGGTAGGCGAACATGACAAAGCCCAGCGGGTCGTCGATGAACTCGGCCAGCTGCATGGCCAGCTGCTCGTCCGCGGTCAGCTTGCGCTCATTGTTCGACGGGTTTGGCAATTCGTCTCCTTCCGGCCATCAGGATGTCGGCCACGTTGTCGGTGATGCCGTGCTCGACCTCGACCTTGGTGCGCCAGCGCCCGGGCTGGCGGTTTGAAAGCCACAAGGCCGCGGCGCCGGTGTCCGGCGGGTAGCGCTTGACCGTGGGCGTGATGACGATCTCCGACCCGCCATTCATTCCGAGCGACACCGTGCGGATGTCGTCCTCGGGGTGCTCGTACCCCTTCGCCCGCTGGAACAGGGAATGGGCAATCTCGGCGTCGGCCAGATCCTTGCCCCTGGAGAGTGCCTCCGAAAATTGGGCGTGCTCGTTCTTCCACAGGTAGATGGTCGACACCGCCACACCGAAGAAATCGGCCAGCTTCTTGTCCGTCAGGGCATCGTCCGCCTCCCGGTACAGCAGACACAACTTGTAGGCCTGCTCGGCGAACTCGGGCCGGTAGGAGCTCGGCCGCCCCCTCCCCGGCTTGTCTTCCACAACCTCGGCCACGACCTTTTCCACAGGCATGGCCTTGGCCTGCGGCTTTTTCTGGGCGACCTTCTTGGCCACCGGCTTCTTCGCCGCGGCCTTTTTGGGCTCAGGTTTCTTTTTCGTCGGCATGCTCCACCCTACGGATCAGCACCATCTTGAACCCGGCGATGGTCTGGGACCGGCATTTACCCTTGCAATACTTCCGCGCCATGCCCTTGGAGATCTCGAACTTCGCGGCCAGGCGCCCGTATCCCCACTTATCCACATGGTGCAGGGTCAGCAGCAGGTCGATCTCGGCGTCTGTGAGCTTGGCCTGGTGATGATCCTGGCCAATCCGGTAGCCCTTCTCGTTGACCGCGACCTGCATCTGGACGACCGCCATCTCACCGCTCCGGATCCTGGACGTGCTGGAACAAGTCGGGAAAGCGTCGGCGCGCCAGGGCCTGGGCCTGCTCGATGGCCTTCACCCTGGCCAGAGGATCACCAGGCGGGATAGGCGTCTGCGCCGCACGCACCAGCGCCATGCGCGCGTCGAACGGCAGATGCTGACTCACCGGCGGCGCCTGCGTCGCCCATGTGGTGCGAATGGGGGGGGTATTGGCCTGGGCAATGGCCTCGGTTTTGTCGTTCAAGTTGTCTCCTCCATGTGGCTGATCTGCACCTTGACCATGCCGCCCAGCTGATCGGACACCACCGGCGGCTTGATCTTGAATCGCTTGTCGTTCACGCCCATGGCATCGGCCAGGCCGTCGAGGCCCGACTTCATGCTGGCGATCAGGTTGTCCCCGTCTCGATCCCGCCGGCTGGGCGGGTAGAACGTCATCTCGACGCGGATGTCGCCCATCCCGGGCGCGATCACCTTGGCCTGCTTGGCCAGGGCGAAGCACGCCAGTCGGTAGGCCTTCTTGGCCTTGGCCAGCACGGCCCAATGCACCCGGGCGTTCGGGCTCAGTTCCTTGGTCGGCCATGGGAATGTCACCTCCTGGATCACGCTGCTACCTCCAGCATCTGCATGCACTCGGCCAGCAGATCCTCCTGCCGGCCATAACGATGTTCGAACCGCGCCTTGTAGGGGTGCACGGCAATCAGCCCGGGCGTGCCCGTGCCGTCCTGATGGTGGCCAGCACACAGCGGCAGCACCTTGCGGTGCGCCCCGGGCTTGGTCCGGCCGTCGATGTGGTGGATGGACACCAGGGACGTGAAAAACCCATCCTTGCGGCAGGCAATGCATCCCAGCTGGGCCAGGCGGCTCCAGAGCTCGCGCTCGGATTTCGTCGGGCTCGAGCCTTTCATGCCGTGATCTCCCCGGTTTCCGGATCCACGTTGTGCGGCCCGTAGTCCTGCCACTTGGCCACCGAGAACTGCACGCCGAGCTCGGTGACAGCGAAGGCCTGCACCTGGTCAAGGTAGTTGCTCATGGCCCGGACTTTCAGCTTGGCCGTGCTGCGCAGCCGACGGATGACCACCGGACGCTTCTTTCCGGCCACCTTGGTCTTGGTGATCTCGAAACCCAGGAACTTGCGTTTGAACAGTTCGTGCCAGGCCTCGGGCTCGTAGCGCATGCCGCCCACCACCGCTTGCTTGGCGATGTCACGAAGGCACGGACCCCAGTAAAACCGGTTCTGCTGCAGCGTGCGGTCGTCCTCACGCTCTTTGATCTCGGCCACCAGCTGCACCCCCGCGCCAGTCTTGGTCTTGATGAACGGCCAGATCGTGCTGTTGAGCAGCTGGTGCGCCTGCTGCTGGTCGTTGAGCACCACGGACAGCGCATTCATCGGATCACCCCGTCCCTGATGCCGATCAGGATCTCGTCCGGGCTCAGTCCGGTTTCCCCATCATCTGGCGCACGGTAGCCAGAACGTCCGATCTCGAAGGCGACCCAGGAAACCGGGCGA